AAATACAACTACAGAAAAATATCAAAATTTAACAGAAGATGAACTTGCAATGTTAATGCAAGACGAAGAAGTAGAAGTTGTAGAACAAGATTCTGTAGAAGAAGTTATAGAGCAAGAACCTCAACCATCTGTAGACCCTATGACAGGACAACCTGTTATGGATGAAATGGGACAACCCATGATGATGGAAGTGCCACCTATTGTAAATGTTTATTACAATGTAAAATGCAAAAGAACAAAAGATTATTCTCAAGTTAAAATAGAAAATGTAGCTCCAGAAGAATTTTTAATAGATAAAAATGCAACAACTATTCAAGATGCAGATTTTGTAGCACAAAGAAGTTTAGTTACTCGTTCTGATTTAATAGCAATGGGATATGACCCAGATATAGTAGACGAATTATCTACTGGAGATTTATTAGAATTTACTCCAGAAAGAGTAGCAAGATATTCAGATGGCGAAGAACCATTTAATACTAACAATTCTGATGATGAAAGTATGGAACGAATTGAGTATTATGAGTGTTATGTAAAAACAGATTTAGATGAAGATGGCGTAGCCGAATTACACAGAGTTTGTTATGCAGATAATAAAGTATTAATGCACGAAGAATGTGATTATGTTCCATTTCATAGTGTGTGCCCAATACCCATTCCTCATAAATTCTTTGGTCAATCTTTAGCAGATAGAGCTATGGACTTGCAACTAATTAAATCTACAGTTACAAGACAAATGCTAGATAATTTATATTTGACTAATAACTATCGTGTAGGTGCAGTAGAAGGACAAGTTAATTTAGATGATTTATTAACCTCTACAGCAGGTGGTGTTATTCGTATTAAGAATCCTAATGCGTTAGTGCCTATGACTGTACAATCTAGTGCTTCACAATCATTCCCTATGCTTGAGTATTTAGATAGTGTACAAGCAAAAAGAAGTGGAGTATCTGATGCACAACAAGGTTTAAATCCTGATATATTATCTAATGTAACTGCTACAGCAGTATCAGCAATGACTTCTGCATCACAAGGTAAATTAGAATTAATATCTCGTATTTTTGCAGACACAGGAGTAACATCTTTATTTAAAGGTATATTAGCTTTAATTTGTAAGTATCAAAACAAAGAAAGAATTATAAAAGTTCATAACAACTTTGTGCCTATGAATCCTAGAGAATGGAATACAGAATATAACCTTACTGTTAATGTGGGATTAGGAACTGGTGGTAAACAAGAACAGTTAGCTACTATGCAAATGATATTACAAAAACAAGAAGAAGTAATTAAAGAATATGGATTAAATAATCCATTAGTTAATCTTAAGCAATACAGAGATACATTAGCAAAATTTGTTAATATGGCAGGATTTAAAGATGATTCTGCTTTTCTTATGGAAGTGACAGAAGAACAAGCTATGCAATTAGCTCAACAAGCTGCACAAACTCCTAAAGAAGAAGATTCTAATACTAAAGCAGCAGCTATACTTGCAGAAGTAGAAAGAGAAAAAGCACAAATGAAAATGCAAGAACAAATGGCAAAACTTGAATTAGAAAAAGAAAAAATGGAAGTTAATGCTGCTAAAGAATTATTAGAATTAGAACAACAAAAATTAAAATTTGAAAAAGAAATGGCTATGAAAGAATTAGAGTTAGCACAAAAATCAGAAAATGATAATAATAAAACAAGAGTAACAGAATCTAAAGAACTTATAAATGCTTTAGATAAAATTAAAAACATTGCAGGTTAAATGGATAAACAAGCAGAAATAAAAAGTGTATTAAATACTCAATCATTTCTTGATGAAATAAAAGAGATGACTAAAGAGTGTTACGCAGAAATACAAAATTCTAGTCCAGAAGATATAGCAATTAGAGAAAGTGCATATCAAAGGATTAAGGCAATAGACAGCATGATGACTAGACTTCAATCAGTCGTAGATAGCGACATGATTAAGGATAAATCATGGACAATATTATAGGCATTTTGCCTATATGGGAACGCCACACCTAGATGGCATAAGGAAATACAATGAGTGAAGAAACCACGACTCCAGAAATTGGAAGTGGCGACAGTCCAATAACAATGTCAGAAGCAGCTTCTGCATTTGAAGGTATGTTGTCCACACCAGAGGACTCTAACGAGCAACCAACTGAAAAGGAAGAAGATACACAAGAAGCAGAGGTAGAAGAAACAGATGTTGAATTAGAAGCTGAAGAAACTGAAGAAACTGAAGAAGTTGAATTAGCTGAAGAAGAAACTGAAGATGAATCCGAGATTGAAGATGAAGAAGTAGTTGAGGAAGAACAAACTTTCACCATTAAAGCAGCAGGTGAAGAAAAAGAAGTTACCCTTGATGAACTTAAAAAATCTTATCAACTTGGCTCTGATTATACTAAAAAGACTCAAGAAGTGGCTGAACAGCGTAAAGTTATAGAACAAGAAGCTAAAGCTATTATTGAAGCTAGAAAAGTTAGAGATGACTATGCTCAAAAACTTCAAGCAGTTGAACAATTCTTGACTGGCACTAATGACAGTCCAGAAGATTTAGCAGCTATGAAAGAGAACGACCCAATAGGATATGCAGTTAAGGTCGCAGAAATGACCGAAAAGAAAGAACAGTTACAACAAGTGCAATCTGAACGAGAACGCCTTGCTCAAGAGCAAAACGCAGTAAGAGCAGATGAAATGCAAAAGTTTGTAGCTAATGAAGCACAAAAATTAGCAGTATCCTTGCCAGAGTTTTCAGACAAAGTCAAAGGCGAACAAATCAGAAATGAAATTCGCAATTATGGAAAAAAGGTTGGTTTCACAGATGCAGAGTTATCTCAAGTCTATGATTCACGCCATGTTTTAGTGTTACACAAAGCAGCACAATGGGACAAACTTCAATCATCTAAATCAGGTGTTAAGAAGAAAGTCGCAAAAGCTCCAAAAACTTTAAAAGGTGGAGCTAAAGTAAAGCAAACTGTAACCGATAAACAGAAAAAACAACAACGAAGGTTACTGCAAACTGGTGATGCCAGAGATGCAGCAGCTTTATTTGAAAACTTTATTTAATAGGAAAATATAACTATGGCTTCATTTCATACTTATCAAGCAATTGGTATGCGTGAGGATTTATCCAACACCATATACAATATTGCTCCGACAGAAACTCCTGTAGTTTCTTCTATCGGAAAAACAAAAGCAACAGCTACTCTACATGAGTGGCAAACAGATACACTAGGTGCAGCAGCTAATACAGCTCTTGTCGAAGGTGCAGATGCAGCAGCATTTACAGCAGTACCTACAGTTAGAGCTACTAACAGAACTCAAATTTTAGGTAAAACAGTTAATGTAACTGGCACTCTTGATTCTGTTGATAAAGCTGGTCGTAAGACAGAAACAGCTTATCAATTAGCTAAAGCTGGTCAAGAACTAAAACGAGATATTGAATTTGCTATTCTTGGTAATGTTGCTCCAGTAACATCAGCAGGTAGTACAGCACCAAAAATGGCTTCTATTCAAACTTGGATTAGAACTAACTGGACTTCAGTAGGTACAGGTTCTCCAGCAGCTCCAGCAGCTCCTCCAGGTTCTGCAACCAGAACTGCAACTTCAACCAGTACCACAGCAGCATTTACAGAAACAGCTTTAAAAAATGCAATGAAAGCAGCGTTTAACTCAGGTGGTAGTCCAACTATGTTAGTTGTTCCACCAAACCAAAAAGTTAAAGTATCAGCTTTTGCTGGTATTGCAGCTAATCGTGTTTCTACACCTAATGCAGGTACTACTACAAAAGCAGCAGCTATTGTAGGTGCAGCAGATGTATATTTATCAGACTTTGGTATGCTTTCAGTAATTCCAGAAAGATTCATGACTTCTGATTATGCATCAAACAATGGTGAACAAGCTCTTATTTTAGACCCAACAATGTTGTCTTTAGCAACTTTAAGACCATTCCAGTCTACTTTACTAGCTAAAACAGGTGATGCTGAAAAACATCAAATGCTTACAGAGTTAACTCTGCAAGTAAGTAACGAAGCAGCTCATGCTATCGTTGCAGATTTGAACGCTTAATTAAACATTAAGTATTGATATTGCCCACTTCGGTGGGCATATCTTTTAAGGATAATTATGGCAAAAGATTTTAAGTTTAAAAACGCTTGGTCAAAACCAATAAAATACAGACACCAAACAAAACATGATGACCATGATAATGATGGTTATGTGATAGAAACAAAACAAGATGTAACAGATATTATTGAAACTAATAAAGAAGAAATTATTACCAAATCATCAGGATGGGGTAATGAAATGTTTGATAATAAAATTGCATCTATACCAATGACAGTTATTGATGATTTAAACCACAAAAAGATTATGAAAGGGTTTCAGATTATTGATGTTAAAAAATTTAAAGAATTTCTAAATCATCCAGACAATAGATTTTTTAGAACAAAACAGGGCAGAATCTAAATGGCATTTTTTACAGATTATACAACGCTACAAGCTACTATAGCTAATTATTTAGCTCGTAGTGATTTAACTGCATCTATACCAGAATTTATTAGGTTAGCAGAAGATAGATTAAGTAGAGATTTGCGTATTAGACAAACATTAAAATTAGCAACAACAACTACAACAGCAGATGATAGTAAAATAGAAATGCCAGCAGATTTTGTAGCTATGAAAGATTTGCATATATCTTCTACAAACCCTATTGCAACAGTTAACTATCAATCACCTAGTAACTTTTTTAGAAATACAAGGTCTACAGCTAAAGGGCAACCAACATTTTATACAGCTTTAGGAAGTGAATTTCAATTTGCTCCTATACCAGATTCAGCTTATACAGTTCAGATGCTTTATTATTATAAGCCTGATTATATGAGTTCAACAGTTTCGTCAAACTTATGGTTAGCAAACACACCTGATTTACTGCTTTACGCAAGTCTAGGTGAAGCAGAGCCATTCTTGATGAATGATGAAAGAATTAATACTTGGGCAGCATTGTACGACAGAGGTGTTAATGCTTTAACTAAATCAGATGATGAGGGGGAATTTCCTGCTCATCCAATGTCTATAACTTTAACTACGAGGTAATTATTATGGCAGATATGTCAGATTATTTAGAAGTCAAACTTCTAAACTTAACATTAAATGGAACTGCTTTTACAGCAGTAAATAATCCATATATTTCTTTACACACAGCAGACCCAACAGATGCTGGTACTGGAACAGAAGTTTCTGGTGGTTCATACGCTAGAGTAACTTCTTCTTTTGCACTAGCTTCTGGTACAGGTGGTTCTGTAGCTTCTGATGGAGATGCTACTTTTCCAACAGCAACAGCAAGTTGGGGGACTGTGGGATGGATAGGTCTTTGGGATGCAGCTTCTGGTGGTAATATGCTTTACCATACAGCTTTGGATGCAGCCAAAACTATTGATTCTGGTGATGTGTTTAAAATCACAACAGGCAACTTAACAGTAACATTAGCATAGAGGATTAATCATGGCTCTTATTGTCAAAGATAGAGTAAAAGAAACCACTACGACAACTGGTACTGGCACAGTTACATTAGCAGGTGCTAGTACAGGTTTTCAATCTTTTGCAGCTATAGGAAATGGTAATACAACTTATTACGCTATTAAAAGTGGTAATAATTATGAAGTAGGTTTAGGTACTTATACTGCATCAGGCACTACTTTATCAAGAGATACTGTATTAGAATCTAGTAACTCTGGCTCGGCAATTACTTTAGCTGGAACAAGTGATGTATTTTGTACCTATCCAGCAGAAAAAGCTGTTGTTCAAGATTCTGCTAATGATGGAATCTCACCACAATTTAATGCGACTAATGGAATTTATACAAACAAAAATGAAGTAGCTACAAATTATACGATAGCTACAAATGATAATGGAATGTCTGCTGGACCAATTACTGTAGCAAGTGGGATAACAGTAACTGTTGCTAGTGGCTCAACATGGGTGGTACTATAATATGGCTACAATAATTAATGCAGATACAAGTAATGGATTAAAACTAACATCTGATACTTCTGGAACAATATCATTACAATCAGCAGGAGTAGATAAAGCTAGTATAGGTAGTACAGGATTTATACAATCTTTAGAAAAAATAACAATATCAGCAACTGCTGCAACAGGTACAATTAATTATGATACAGGAACTCAATCTGTTGTTTATTATACAACAGCAGCAACTGGCGATTGGACTGTAAATTTTAGACATTCTAGTGGAGCTACATTAAATTCTAAAATGGCTACAGGCGAAGCTATTACATTAGTTCATTTAGTAACATTAACAGGTGCAGAGTATAGAAACACAACAGTACAAGTTGATGGAAGTAGTATTACTCCAGAATGGCAAGGTGGTTCAGCACCTACAGCAGGTAATACTAATAGTATTGATTCATATACATATACAATAATTAAAACAGGGGATGCAGCATTTACTATACTTGCTGCTTTAGTTCAGTTTGCCTAGAACAAGCCAAATAGCAGTTAATTCTGCCAGAGGATATGGGTTAAATAGTTCTACACCTTATGTACCTCAAAATTATGCCTTTGAATATTTGGTTGTTGCTGGAGCAGGTGGCGGTGCACAGAATGGTGGTGGTGGAGCAGGAGGTTATTTAACTGCAACAACAGGTACTATGACTCGTGGAACTACTATGACTGTTACAGTAGGAGCAGGTGGAGCAGGAAATGTTAGTGGTAACAATTCTGTTTTATCTGGCTCAGGATTAACAACAGTTACTTCTATTGGTGGCGGTCGTGCAGAAGATAATGGTGGCTCGGGTGGTGGCGGCAGATACTCAAGTGGTGGTGGTTCTGGAACAGTAGGGCAAGGTAATGATGGTGGTGATGGTGCTGGTTCTGCTGGAAATTATCCCGGCGGCGGTGGCGGCGGAGCAGGTGCAGCAGGTCAAACTCCAGCTAGCACATCTGCAACAGGTGGTAATGGAGGAGTTGGTTTAGCTTCAAGTATTACAGGTGCATCTGTATTTAGAGCAGGTGGAGGTGGAGCTGCTTCTGACGCTTCAAGTGGTGGTAGTTTAGGTAACGGACAAGGTGCAGGAGGAAATGGTGGAGGAGGAAATGGTTTGCCTACATCAGGCTCAAATGCTGGTACAGTTAATACTGGTGGAGGAGGTGGAGGTATAGCTGGTGGAGCAGCATCTGGAGCAGGTGCAGGTGGCTCTGGTGTAGTCATTGTTAAACTTCCTACATTAGACTGGACTGGCACTCAATCAGGTGCGGCAGAAACTACATCAGGTGATTATAAAATATTAACATTTAATACATCAGGGAGCTTTGTTGTTTAATGAGTCATTTTGCTAAAATAAATAATGAAATTGTAGAAGAAGTTATAGTAGCAGAACAAGATTTTATAAATACATTAGATGGAACTTGGGTACAAACTTCATATAATACTTATGGAAACCAACATCCAGAAAATAGACCTTTAAGAGGAAATTTTGCAGGAAAAGGTTATA